AGCAGTAGAGCGACTGGAACATTTAGTTGCAATATATGAAAATGACTGTGGGAGAGACCCTAGATCACTATTAGTGTCTAGTGTCGAAAATAATATCGCTTATTGTAAGCTCATGATTATGCTAAATAATCCTGGGCAGGATTATCTATATGTATCTAGTAATAGTTGCTGTGAAATTTGTAGATCTAGGTATGGTGAGAAGATTAAAATTAAAGATGCAGAAGAGAAGATGCCAATTCCGTTTAAAGATTGCCAAAACAAACTACATCCTAAAGACAAATATATTTTCTGTCTAGCTAAATATACTTGGAGTGAGCCACCAATTCTTTAATCTATTTTCAGTCTAATATCGGCTTCAGATGATTGTGGTGTTACGACCTTGAGGTTAAAACGCTTCTTGCAATATGAACATTTTACGTTTTGTACAATCAATGTACTATCTGTTTCAAATAAATATCTATCACAGTGCGGACATTTGATTTTCATCACTTCTCCACTTCATATTTAACACGACAATGACAATTTGGATGTAAATCTGCCGCATCAACATCTACAAAGTTATTATTAAAAATACCACCATCAGTCCCAACAACGTTTCCACCTTTTGGTAAAAATGAGTCTGTTACGAGCTCTCTTTTACCATTCATAGCCTGACAAAACTCACATGGATTTGCGGAAACAGTGTGCCATACCTTGTAAATCTTAGTACCCGTTTCATTCATTAACTGGCTCATCGCATCAACGCTGGATTTATTAGCAGAACGATGTTCTTCAGTGCGTGCCAACCTCTGCACTCTCCATTCATCGGTGTTCATAATCTCGCGTAATCTAGTGGCTAACTCTTCTTTGTTCAGCCCCATTTCCTGACCTTGAGCCAAAACATTACGAATACTTTCCGCAGTTTCTTTAGAGTATGATTTAGCTACATTTACTAAATATGCTTGATAATCAGCACGAGTTAGAGTTGACACAATAAATTCAGAAGTAGCGTCAATCGGGATATTATTTGCTTTAAGTAGTTCAATACCTTCTGTATAGGTTGTTTGACCCTTTATTAACATATAAGCAATAATAAATGCTAGAATTTCTTGTGCAGTTTTATTTGCTTCTTCTTCATCAATATCATTTACGTCTTTATTAAGCCCATTATTCTCAATCGCGCGTTCAATCTGACGGTTCATCTGGTCTCTCAAAACAGACGAAACGTCATCAATAAACTTCTGCTCCTGCCTAGTTGGTGTATGTGCTTTATGGCTGCAAGTGCAATGGTCGAGATGTTTTTCTTGATTGATATCAATTGCTTTATTTTTATCCGCATCATTAGACTGTGTCGAATCAGGAGCGTCTTCTACTTCATCACCTTCGTCCACTTCTGGTTTATCATTCACTATAACTGGCTTCACATAGCCTTGTTTAAGCAGTTTGTAGCCCTTAGATAGATTAAAAGCATCAACTACTGAATCGAGTGAGTAGCCATTCATCACTGCCTGGTTGATTAAATTAAACTCAGTCATTTTTCGTTCGGCATCGATTTTTTCTTCATCGGCAATACCAGGGATATCTAAATCAAAAGTAATAGCATATCCAAGACCGCCAGTAACTCGATTAAGTTCATGAGTCAGCCTCGAATAAATCTTGGTCGCAAATGGTTCTACGGTATATTTAATAAAGATTTGTTCATCGACGCGGACTGAAGCATAAGTATTATTGTCATTTACGCCACGGATTGAAGCCGGTACACCAAAAGCACTATCAATCTTATCGTTAGCCTGCTTAAAGACTGAATCAAGCGACATGTCTTTATTTGATTGAGAAAACGGTACCCATTCAATTTGTGCAGATGTAGCTGCTCCGGTTGCAGGGTCAATAGGACGGTGAGAATAGATAACATTATTATTGCTGCCACTTCCACGATGTGAACTTTGCATTTTACTAACAATATCTTCAAATTGTGCTCTGTCTTTGGCTGTAACGATGAATTGACCAGCTGGCACGGCACCGTTCTCAAAGAAGCCTGCTTGGTAGGCGGCAATATAGTCGTCAACATTCGCCCATTTTGAGATGGCATTACTTGGTGCGTATCCACGGCTGAGGTTATATGGATCGTAGCCTGAATAGATTTCAATTACTTCGTTTTCTGAATAGGTTGAACCACTACATTGATAATATTTTTTGCCACCACTAACGACTTCACTTACGCCCTCTAAAAATGTCAAACCAGCAAAATTATCCTCCGTGATTTCACCGCCAGCATAAGCCGTATTACCTTCATAGTGCCATAAAAGTAAATATACTTTTGGATGGACTAGTGCCATGACTGCCAATGCTTCACGAAAGTCTGTTGCAGACATCTGCTTATTTGGACGATATAGTGCATTTACGACGTTTGGATTGTTTTTGACTGGTTTACCATCAGCGTCTATTGCGTATGGTCTAATGACAATAAACTTATTGACGATTGCTTTGATTGACGGGTAGGTATTGTCATAGCTATTACCCTTATAAAAACTATAAGCTAGTGGCATTGAGCGATAATAACCAGCAGGATGAGAGCTAGTATCATATAATGCTGATTTTGATTTTGCGTTAAATAATCTCTTTAATTTATCAAGCATGAAATATTTCCTTGCGATAGATTATGATTCTATACAGGGTGGCAGATGAATAAAGCGATAATGTTATATCTTTACTTGTATAGTTGAATATATATGAAGCAACCATGAAGCAATTTAACAGAGGTAGAAAAACGATTTTTGTTAAATCCGTGAAGCAAAAATGTTATATTTAACCGATAATCACACCGCCATATTCAATTTTTGGCGGCTCAGGTGGAGTGTAAAAACAAAGAATAGTAGCATCTGCTAGGTCGGGTGAGCGGAAGCCTCGTTTTTTATAATCATCCTTACTCTCAACGCCCCTACGTCCTTTGCTATCCATCTTCCACTCACGGTTCGATAACTCCACTAATAAATCTTTGTCATTAGCAATCGAAATTTGATCAATAATGGATTGCAAGTAAAACCATGCTTCTGAAATGAGATTCGGATATTTGTCGGGATTTGAAGCCTTAGCCCCGAAGTTAATCGGAATAACGTTATAACCTCTTGCAATCATTCCATCAGTTACGCCACCACCTACGCCAGTATCGTCAATTTTGATTAGGACATCTTTGTCCGCACCAATAAAATTGACTAGTAGATCACAAACTTCAGTTGTACGTTTTTTAGTATATGAAGCTCGTCCGATTTCTTTCAATCCTTTTCGCTTCACAAACACAGTCCGGTCGCCACCAAGACGAGCCACATCCACGCCAACCTCAATCGCCCCCTCGTCGTCCACCTCTCTACCCATCGCCTCAATCACTTGGGCGGTCTGGATGATATTTTTATCCGAGATAGCGAGCGCTTTACCTAAATAATCATGAGCATAGTCTTCCGGATGATTTATTCGAGCCTGTTCAATTTCATAAAGAATTTCGTTGGAAAGCCAGCCATTTTTCTGTGCTATTCTGTAATCTACTTCTAGATGCCAAACATCTTTACGTGGTGGGTTAGTGATGAAATAGGAAATCACTGGATCAAGGTCGGTGAGACGGTTTAGTGTCCAGATAATTTTGCTACCAGGCTTACGAATAGTTGGATTGAGAATACGAATTGATTTAAGGGTAATGGTTTGTGCTTCATCGATCCATGCAATATCAATACCTTCGAGCGATTTGATGGTTGTTTCTACGTTTCGGTCAAGACCTTTAAAAATGAAGGTTGAGCCGGTGTTGGTATTTGTAATGGTATCATTTGTCCAGACGAACTCGGAAAATCCATATTGTTGGATTAAGTCAATCAGAAGTTGATATGAGCTATCTGCTATATTTTTCTGAAACTGACGTAAGCAAGCAATACGTACTCGCCTTGAACGAGCCGTTAGTAGTAAAAACCGAGCCACGGTATGGCTCTTTAAGGAATAACGTCCACCCTCAATAACTGCATGTCGCCACCAGCTATCAAAAAGTGGCTTAAACTCACTTGGTAGCTTTACGAGTGTTTTTGCTATCACCATCCACAAACTCCACCAGCGCTATTGGTATTTCTATCTTCTCGCCACCAGAAGTGATATCGCGTCTTTCAGTAATGCGAGCTTTAAGTTTATTATATTCAGCAATTGCTTTCATTTTGGCATTAAAATCAGCATCCTGCACAATAAGCTTTTCGAGCTGCTTATCCACAAATTGATCATTAAGCCCGTGAGCTTCAAAGATTTCGTCGATTCGTTCGAGAATGTAAGGTTTTGTCAGGTTTTCGCATGCACCCGCTTTCGCTGTCCTGTACCACCCAGGCTTACTGGTATCGACATCGTAAGCTTCAATGTAGCTTTGAACACCATTACCAAAAAACTCTCTATCGCCTGCATAAAGCTGACAGAATAACTCTTGCTGGGGCGTTAATTTATGTCCACTCTTAGTAGTGGGCTTTACGACAGATTTAGGTCTTGCTACCTTTTTACTCTTCTTTTTCATAAATTTTCCTTTCTAGCGCCACATTTGCCGCACTTATCATTTATTGTGTGGGTCATACACCAACAATTTCTACAGAGGCTAATATCATTGAAACTTACTACACCAGTTCTGAATTCTTTATATTCATCCTCTGTATGTGTGCCGTTATAATATTTCATTGCTTCATCAATTCCACGAGCTTCGCATATCATGGCGGTCTTCAAAATTATGGTGGCTTCGTTCGCCATTCGTTTAAATGTCGCCTCTCGTACATCCTCGTGGACAAGCTTGATGTCTGATTTAGTCTGGGATAAAATTGCTTCCACTATTTGATTGATTGTTGATAATTTCATTTTTACCTTTTTTCTTGGAGGAGTGCCATCAGTGGCTCGACTCACTGATACGGATCCCATTAGCTTAGCTTTTCGGTTTGGCACTTCCTTCATTTTGTCTATCTAAAAATTCTGAATAAGTAATAGCCTCTCTTTCACCATCTTCGTTCGCAAAAACTACTAACGGTAGCTCAATATCAAATGAATTTGCTTCTTGTTGCCAAGTAGGGTTTAATTCAATCCTTTTAACAATGAAGTTGGTCAATTTAATCTGATTATTAATAATAAACTGGTGAAGAGGAGTGTATTTGCCGGCTCTATCACAGCCATAACATTCTTTAAGATAGAGGGTAACTTTAGTATTTGGATTTATCATAAAATCTTTCATTGTTCCTCGCTCTACCTTTCTCTGGAATTATTCTAGCTGTGGATTTTCTTACCCAATCAGGTAAGTTTCCGGTTGTAATACTAATATCGTGTAGGGTGGCAAGACGACGTATCGTACTCATGTCTAGATAGCGGTAATCTCGAAGTGCGCGCATGAATGGTCGCCAGTGATAAGTCCAAAAGTTCCTTTGTCTAACGTCCCATCTCGTGAATTTCTGCCAGCCATATTTATCTTTGATGTAAATATCACGTGGATTAACGAACCATATTTCGAGACCATTCGTTTTCCGAACGGATATCTGATAATTTCTTGCCACTTTACCTCCTCGCAAGATTTTTATTAGTTATGACACATGTGTTTAGTTAGTTACCTGTTAAGGGGTCTCCACTGCAGCTCATAGCGCTGAATCTTACAGTAGGGACAAACAACTTAAAACTAACTTGAGGAGATAATACAAATTACCTTTTACCAAATCTACAATAGTAGAAGTTCAATAGTTAATAGTTATTAGTTTTAAGTTAGTGGCTGCGTCTGTATTGACATTTAACTGGTTATTTTTACTTAAGGGGGTATTTACCAGCACCACATTACAATCTATTTGAGTCCTTTTAGCTTTTTTAATAGCTTCTTAAATCCTCTATTACTACCAATCTTTTTACCGCTCCACCACCCTGAATAAGGAAAGAGTTGAATATCAATTCCACTAGGGTGGTGAATGATTAAAAGTGTGTGGTTAGCAACTTCGACTTCATATCCAAGCTTTTCTAAAGTTTCTTGGCAAGATTTCATCCTAATAGGCTGAAGCTTCGCCTCACGCTCTTGATCTAATCTATTGCTCATTTTTTATCCAAATCTTTAAAGTCGATATCAAAACACTTGGCGAGTACGTTTTTGATTTCTTTCGCAATTTCTTTCTTTACATCCTCATCATCTTCTTCTTCATCGCAGTCATTATCACTGCCTTTTTTATCTTCAGGTTTTGAGGATTTTATCTTTTCAAAATTAAATTTAAGTTTTTCTAAGATTGTTCTGCCGAGATCGATATTTGCTTTTGTTACGATTTCAAAAAGCAGATTCATCATTTCATAGATTGAAAAATCTGTGCCTGCTACAGCCCGTACTGATTCACCAGTATTAGTCAATCCAACAACCATATATCCAATAAGTTTATCTTTCGAAACACATTCTTTAATTGTTTCAACCGCAGAGTCAAGATTCTCTAATTCTTTGTGTTTAATTGTTCTAGCACCTGTAGACTTGATTAATTTTTCTATTAACTTATTTAATCTATCGTTTATTTCGTTGTTTTTCATAGTTTCTCCTTAAAAATTAATTATTACTCTAGCCCTTTGCCTTGATCTAACCTATTGCCATATCCGTTATTGATTAAAAACTCACGAAGTTCCGCCGCCATTGTTAAAATCCAGTTCAAGCCATCTTCAAGCGTTTTACGATTTAGATATACTATGCCAACTGTGATATGGCTTTTGTCGGTATGGTGGATGTGCTGATTCTTACAATAAAATTCAAAACGCTTAAGTTCTGGATAAAGCACTTGATAGACTTCCGATTGCTTTGAATTTGTATAGTCGGTAGCTGAAGCTTTACCTGTCTTCCAATCAATTCCAGTTGTGCCGTCTTTAACATCTAGCACGCCAGAAATTACACACCAATCTGTTAATTTGCGGACTCGTTTGGTCGCTAATTCAATCTCTGGTGCTTCTAGTTTGCGACCACCAAAGATCTTTGGGATTGCTTTATGTTTTCTAACGTATCGTTCCCAAATACCGTGCATCTTCTTGCCAAACTCCAAC